AACTGCCTGACCAAGCAAAGTCTTGAGTATATTCAACATAATTATCCAATGGATGATAAAAAATAACGTTATCATTACGAATCAAAGACATTATACATCCTTTCGTTATGACCGATCTCTACGACCTAAATTGTTGACAATAGTAAATTGGTCATAATACCATGAAATGACAGACAATGCACTTCCACCAGGAGCGCGATATGGACCAAGAACGGCTTTGCCAACACCAGCACCACCTTCAGCTGCGCCAGACGCCAACAGGGACCACTTCAGCTTCTCATACGCCGCACATGGTCCCATCTCCAGAATGTCACGGTAACCCCTGAAACTGACACTCGTGTCAATCGCACTGTCACCGTCTCGCACCTTGATTCCCTGCCCCAACGCCTGCTTAAACTCACCCTGCGTCAGAATGCACGCCGCTTTCAGTGGCACCAAGGCCATGAAGATGTTATCTGCATTCGTCACGGGATCGGGGGAAACTGATACCGTAGGAGTAGTCGTAGCTGAACGGGAATTCGGCGTCAACCATGATCCCGGCAATAATCAAAACTCGCTTCAGATATTCATCTGTATATGTTTGAGTTGATGATATATCACTAATAAGTACCCGCAATATTAAAATTAAATCTGCATTCATAGCCATCACACTTTCTGTATTACAATAAAAAAATATCTAAATCGATTTAATATATGAAGACTTATTCAACAATGATGGCATACCACCATCATAATTTTCATGGGAAATCAAAATAAAATCACCTTCATCAACATTCAATCCATCAGACATTCTCCAATGAAATTGTTGTCGACTAGTCGTCAATACAGAAATTCCACTAGTAGACCATGTATACCATCCCGTATTATTAATTTCTGTACATCCACTTGTCGAAATTATTACAGGTATACCATCTTCCCATAATTCAATATAAACTATTTGACCACTTGCGAGTTCACCAACGATAGCTGGCGGTACATCCGGGAAAAAATCAAATTCAACAATTGATGGTCCAATCAATGCCATTATTCTTACTCCTATCTTATACGTTTAGCCCAATTAGTGGGACACCAATATGAAGTCATATATTGATGACTACGAATAAATAAATTATCACTCGTATTAATACCAGAAGCCGATTCTTCACTTAAATAAATCAATTGTATCGGCATAGTTGCGTCAGTATATAATATTTCTATGTTACTCCCATCAAAATTCATTCTTTTAATATATCTTGGGGAAGTAGCTCCATCTATAAAATAAATTTTTTCTTCATTTATATCTAATCCTATTCCTAAAATATATCCGGTAGATGTATATAAAGTGGTAGGAGCACCTCCAGCTAATAAAGCACTGCAAATTTTATAATACGAAGAACTTCCAGTATATAATTTCCCTCCAGAAACATCTAATCTAAAAGAAGTGGGATCAAGAATACCCATTACTAATTCTGTCCTATCATCCCCTTCATAATTAAATTGAGATATTGTATCCGAATCGCTATAAGCCACATATATTTTAGAATTTTCAGAGTTCGTTTGAATACACACAGAATTTCCTCCAGTTGTAGATAAATCAGTATTTCCTGTTCCGTCTATATTCACACGAGCAATTTTTAATGGCGAACCATAAAGATAAAATATGAATGAATTCACTGAATCAATCCCAATACCATAAATAGGAGTAGCAAGGTCCAATAGAATTGTGGATTCATTACCATCCCTATTACACTTCCAAATATTTCCATTCCCAGCAAGCCAAAAAAATTGTTGCGTTATCGGATCATATTCTAAAGAACATGTATAGAGAAATCCTCCCATATCATTCACTAATGTAATAGGATTCTCGCCATTATCATCTAACTCAATAAGTTGCCCTGTCCCCCCAATATTGTCTGCTATAACAATAGCCATTTTCTGTTATCTCCCTATTACTGTTGATGACAAAAATTTACTTAATATATTAGAATCTACGAAATACTTTTGAAATTCTTCTTCATTATAACGAATATCAGTAGCCACCTTGTAAGATCGTAAAGGAAATCCTATCGAGTGCAATCTCTTTGTTACCGTAGAAGAATCAACACCCAAAAGCCTACCGACCTGCGAAACAGAAAGACCAAGGTTATACAATGATATAAAAATAAAATCTGAAAATATTTTATTTGCCTCCGACCGACTCCGCATCGTCACATCAAGAGATTTAAGTCTATTATATATGGTAGTTTCGCTACGACCATCCATGCGAGCAATTTCGGCACAACTCCTACCCTGATTATATAATTCCATCACTGTTGCGTCGGGCAGAGACATAGCATCTCCAAGAAAAAGACCTTTCATCAGCTATTAGATTATACACCAGGAGAATAGAAAGGGGACTCAGGAATGAAGGCATGTATGTTCTTCGGCAGGGATAAAAATTAAATTATTGTTGTATATTTGTATTTATGTGATGTTGGCACTTTAATCCATCCCCTAGATTCAGCCAACTCTTTCTCGGTCATGTTGATATCTTTGATCCTACGACATGCAGCTTTGTGCCTAATCGAAAATGTAGTAGTATCAAAATAAACGTAACTAGGCGGTGTCTTGCCAGCCTTTTCCCAACCGGCCATTCTATATATACCGCCATTGTGTCCTACAGAAGAATCGGCGAAAGATATCAATCCGGTTATATTGGGGTGGTTAATCCGAATGTAATTACAGCAATCATTCAAAAATTGACATGCAAATGGTTTTTCAACATAAAATGGAATACAGAAACGAGTTAATTCCCAAATATTACTTTTGATATTCTTGTTTGTACCCTTGCCAAATACTGCAATACCAATGATAATGTTGCCTTTCTTGGCGACCAATATCAAAGATGGACCAAAAATCGTCCCCAAATAATGTTCATATCGAATAATAGTCTTGATTTCTTTAGTGGTTGAAGGTACAATGGCGTAGTTGTTCGGGCTAACCATACCGTTTTTCTCAAAAGCACCAAAGTCTTCCTCGATCAACTCACTTCGCTTTACTACAAAATCGGGGTATGCCTGCCAAATTTTCCACCATGGATGTGAATTCTCAGGACTATCTTCTATTTTGTCGTGCTCATCTTTGGAAACAACCAGGCTGTTGACGGTATCATAAAACCTATTATCATGGACAATCGCAAGACTACGATATTCATCCGATAGTGGCCTATGTTTCGTTATCGATGATTGTAAAATAACATGAAATGGATATATATGGTGACAATTCAATTCTCTTACCTGTTGTCCAGAAATCTCACTACAATATTTTTGTCGTTCAAATGCATCCTTTCTCCACTGGAGGGAAGCAGCGCAACTACGCACCGTATTGCGAATATTGGTAATGCCACCCTTCCATGAACTATTGTATTTACCAGTATTATTTCTCCTTTTCTTTCCTATGGCCATGAACCGCTGTCTGGTAAACTGTGAACTTTTGCCAAAATAAGCAGATATTTGTTCGCAGGACCATCCGCATACATCATATAAATAAATCAATTGATCATCAGAAACATCATCACTCCCCCTCCATGCTCTAGCGCCTTCGGACACAGAACGAGTCCCTCTGCCAGACTTGGCCAGCCTGCATCTAACTAACCACGGACTATGTCCTAGCTTATCGGCAACCTGTGATATGCTCATTTTCTGGTTCCAATATAAATCTATAATTTTATCATCGTCAATGTCAGATAAAAAATTGTGGGTAGATGGGCGTATTTTTATCCCAAGTTCACCCAGGTGTCTTCTTATCACAGTATCGCTAACCTTGAAATGTCTTGCACACGCCTTCAATGTTAAGCGATCTTCACAGTATAATTTTTTCAATTTATCGTGATCTACTTCGATCGCCCTGTGGTGACCACCCGACCTCTTAACTCTTATTCCACATTCTCGTAATTTTTTCCTTACTAGAGATGTCGAAATATTTAATTTCGCCGATATCTCCTTGACGGACAGCCCATTTTGTAAATATAAATCCTTAATGATTTTGGGATTAATATTGCTAGTTGTTTGTCCCTGCGGCCTTAGTGGAATACCGGCCTTCTTAAAATGATTAATAACTGTCTGTAGGTGTACCCCCAAAAGATCGGCTATCTGAGATGTAGACCAACGATCATTCAAATACAGCTTCCGAGCGTGTTCTAGATCGAACGGTTTCCCCTTAGCCATAGCAATCTCCTTCTAGAGTATTATACGCCAAACAGAACCGTTTGTTCACAATTTTATGGAAAATTTTTAATAAAAAAAAGAGAGGGGAGGTTTTTAGCCTCCCCTCTCATAGCGATTAAAAGACGTAAGTCCTTTGTTTACAATGGTTTAGAACGAGCCCAGGAGAACCCGGCGTCCGTCGAGAGCCGCAAAACCATGTTCCTGCCAACCGTAAAATCCTGCCTTCTGACGACGATGCAGCATGTCATCCTCGAAGATCGCCAGTTCACGCTTGACCGGCATCACAAACGAGTCACCGTGCGACAGGTCGAGACCTACGACGATTTCCTCATCGCTCGTGCCCATGCTGACACTCAGCGTTGCGAAGTACGTCTGGAACTCCTGGCCCACGCCAAGCTCGTCCAGCGGATGCAGATTGACGCCGTAGATGCGAGCCATCGGGCCACCATCATCACCAGCGGTGAAGATTTCCCGACGAGTCAGGTCATCAACCTCATCACTATCCCATTCACGAATGTCTTCGAGAGCCTCTGGACTGATAAACAGGTCAGTCAGACGACCGCGATTGGCCGTTGCACTGTTGCCACCAGCAAGACGAGTCATAGTCGTCTTCATCAGAGACACAAGACGCTTCGTAAATTGACCAGCAGTTGCCGCACTATCGTATACCAGCGGAGCCCCGCCAGAGTAGTCGGTACGCCCTGCACCGGCCGCAATGATGACACGCCAACCATCCGTGTTCATCTTCTTCACGAAACCGGCCTCCAGTACCTCCATCGCACGAGCAACGATGTTCCAACGTGCAGATGTCGCATACTTCAACGGCCAGTCGATTGCATTACCTACGTCATAAGTATTGATTGTCACTGCGTCACCAGTAATGGTACGCTGTGGCAAAGCACCCTCGGATGGAATCATATATGCCACATAATCATTTTCCTGTGCAGTCTGGTAAAAATCCAGCGGATACTCGGCAGTTGCACTTGGGTCCAGAACTTCGGGTGTGAAGATTCCGCCCAAAATATCACCATCAAGCAACGCTGAACGTAGAGGAACTTGTAAAGCCTGAGCGAGAGAATGCATCGCTTCCAGGGCTTCGGCTTTATTCGCTGATCCAGTACGCCGTAGAAGTTCAACCTGCTCAGGTGTTGGTTTTCTAATGTTACGCTTCATTCTTCTTCACCCCCTTATGTGATGTCAATCGAGACCCGCGCAAAGCCAGCCGCATCCTTAGTCGTCTCGAAACGACCAATCTGCGGAGCACTGGTGGCCTGTGTCGAACTGATATAACCACTCGCAGCGAGATATGCAGCCGCTCCAGCAGTCGGTGTAATACCTGCCGGAATCATATCTGTCACTACGAACCCCTTTTTAACTAGAGTACACTTATCTCCAGGACGAATCTCCCCATTCTCGAAGTTCGGGAAGTCCCGAGTGGCACTCATAGCCGCTGTTACCGTCTGGAGCAAGATGCCCTTGGCAATCACGCCGGATGGGTCTGCCACATAGCCTACAACGTTTGGCTCATCGACGATATTCACGCCAATAGCCGCGCCAGAACCTTGTGTGACAACACCAGCACAACCACCCTTTTCAGCCGCAACTGTAGTCCAGAAGTTGGTAATATCGGTAACCTCATTATACTCACGATCTGGTTTCAAAGCCATCTCTATTCACCCCCTTCATCTTTCTCGTCTTTGCGCCCACATAGCGCACCTGCCACTGACAACCATTGATCAGCCTCAGATTTCTCCGCATCCTTCGTGGCTTTAAAATCAGGACCGTCATCACTCTCTTCTACGTCGTTCAGAGCCGCCTCCGCTTGCTCTGCTTCCTTCTCACCGTCGTCCGTCTCGGTCTTCGTAGCGTCAGCCTTCTCTTCCGGCTCTTCGCTCGCAGCCTTTTCGGTCTTTGCCTCACCGGCATACTTCAGAACTACCGCGAATGTATCTTCAGTCATTTCACGAAGTTCGGCCAATGTCGCCTCTTCATCTTCGACCTTCTTGACTTCCGATAGCTTCGCCAGGCGCTCACGAGCCGCTTCGTTCTTGCGGATTTCGTCCAGTTCCGCATCGCTCTTCTCGGCACGCTCTGTCACCTCATCGAGTTGCTTCTGAAGCTCAGCCTTCTCAGCCTCGACAGCTTTTACCTTCTCAGACGCCTCCGTCACACTGGCAGTCAGTTCCTCGTCCTTGGCCTGAACCTCTTCCGCTGCCTTCTGCAACTCAGCAACCTTCTTTTCCTTGCTCTCTAGGCTCGCCTGAGTCTCTTCAAGCTTTGCCTGAAGTTCCTGTAATTGTTTTTCGTCCACGTCTTCTACACCCCCTTCCGACAAATCACTCAATTCAGCAGTTACAAAACTCCGCGAAGCGGCTACTTTATTCGCCGCCACCTTAATCACCGATTCGGGATTCGCTGGGGTATCAACAAACCCCTGCGCACCGAAAATGATATCCTTCAATACCCGACCAACCTTGTAGCCTTGGTACTCCCCGCTGCCGCCGTAAATCCTCAGATGCTTGGTCAGAAATGCGGTTTCCTCAGTACGATCGATCAACTTTGTCTCGCCAGTAGCGGGGTCTACCAGACCATAACCGAAATCGGGGAACCAAGCCTCCATCGACACAAACATCTCTCCAACCTTAGCCTTAGCGATGATCTCGTCGATCCGATCAGATAGCTCTGGGAATGCCCGATATAGGACACCAGCCACTTCGATATCGAATTCGGTCGGTGGTGACTCACCCTCGGCTACGTCGATCTCTGTCCCGAACTTGTCCAATGCCCTGGTCTGTACAATATGCCCAAGAATTTTATCGGCTTGGTGATTGTCGTTCATTGGCTTGTGGAGTGGCGATGACCGAGCCTTCCATATCTCTTCGGGTGTGAAAACGTCATCGTTCAAATTCCAGCCCGTGCTGACCAGGATCGCAACAATGAGAGCCAAATCGGGTTGTTCCTGACCGAGAAGCTCCTCAACACTTTGTACAGTAGAAATTGATCTCATCAAATCGGCGACAGACATGCCATCGAAGTATTTCTTAATATCGCAAACTTGAACTTGTGCCGTTACAAACGCAGAAGAACTTCCGGCTTTGTTCATCTGGAAGTCAATTCCAGCATTTTTTTCAGCTTGATAAGCGCGCACGAGCATCTCCCATCATATTACTTATACACAACCATCAATCGAAAGTACACGAAACCAACACCACTTAAAAGACCTTTCACGAATACTAGCCCCTTTTAACAATTGCATATCGAATATAATAAAGTCAAATTTGATAAAAAGCGTTGGCACACAATTAGACATTCTTCGAATCATAGTGTTCCAGCAGAAAAGTTGTCTCGCTTGGTTTCCATTTCGTGTATGGACATTTAACCATTCGATCGATTCTGGTTCAAAAATTCAATGACATCAGCCTTAGCTTTTTCGTCATTGTGAAGAATCTTGGATGCGAATCCTTCCTCATTGAGCCCGGCATGAGCTTCCGTAGCAAGTTCTTCTGGTGACGGAAGGTAAAACTGCCGTCTTTCCTTCATGCCATCTGGATTGGTGCTTTCAATGGTATAACCGAATCTCACAAATTCCTCACTCTCGTAGATGTATTTCTCGACGAAAATCTCACTCGCAGGAACCAGAATACCGTTGACGGTAAGAACCGCCTGCCGACTCGACGTATCCAATGAAACATTCACAATAGCCATAACTACCTCCTAATAGGTTCAAGACCCTTATTCACAAACAGATGGCAGGGCCAATCATTTTGTTCCTCTACCACCCAGAAAAACTTAGACATCCTTTGTATCATCTCCACAGTTGCGTCCTGCGGATAAATACGATCACCATGAAAAGAAACACAAAGCTGGCCCAATCTATCCCGCAACGCGGGGTCGGCCAAGACTTCCTTTAATATACCGAGTTCAGCACCCTCACAGTTCAGGAACAACAGGTCAATACGTGAGCAGTCATTTTCCTCAATAATTGTGCTGAGGCTGACAGATCGGATATTGCTTGTTCTCCGCAACCGACGACCTTCGCCCTGATGTCTGGGATAGATGCTGTTCGAAGATTCCTCAATAAACTCATAAAATTCAGCAGTACCATCAGAGCCAGTTACAACAGCACGATGGGCAATAATAGGAGAGCCAGCCTTAGCAATGCCAGCAACTAGGCTCGCATTATTCTCCTGCCCAGCTTCATACACAATCATGGTTAGTGCATTGTTAAATTTTTCACACAATTTAATACCATATACACCATGTATCGATCCCACCTCTACAATAACGGGATCATTTGGTAACATATTTGACGCAAAATACATATACGTATCACAACGATCAAATTTAAAAAGCGGTGCTTCCACCATGCCTAGTCTCCTAATTGCTGATAGAATTCAACGAAATCTTGTTCTTTAGAAGTAAGAAAACTTTTAGACTTGTAGGATTTCAACACGGCTTTTGCGTGCCTCTGTAAGTGGGACTTAGCTCTCTTGCGAAAATTCGCCACAGATTCCTTAACTGGCTTGACCTGATTGACCCTGGCCAAAGCATTTCTTAGATGAGGAAGATCAATAGTACCATGAGCCATTGGATCAGTAGCACTCTTAGTATGATGAGGAAGATGACGATATTTCTGCAATGTCTTGCCTTTATCATCCTTTTCTGCACCTTTTTCCACAACAAAAGCCGCATCGGGAAAGCTCTTATCCCCGTATGTAGCAAGAGAATCAAACATTTTATCGAAATCAATCATTGCTAACCTCCTGTAGATAATACATCTACCCAAGCAAAAGACACCAACATTCTCCGCTCTTTAGTAGTAGGTGCTTTTTGAGTAGACAGAGTAAAGTCGGCAACCAAATCACAAAAACGAGCTTCCATGCGGCGAGCACCCTTCCCTGCCCCACTAAGCCTTTTGGCAATCAGTTCCTTCGTCACTATATCCCCTGGACGCAAGACCGACAAGATGCCACGCTTGGTCCGCTCTAGCTCGATACGCTGAGCTTTAGTCAGAGACCGCATATTCTTGACACTGTGCTGTTCTAGGTAGGTGCCATCCACTAGGTTGTCGATACAATCCATCAATCCATCTGCTATGACATTGAGAACAGATAGTGTTTTCGGAGTTCGTTCATCTCTCGGAGATGTATCCTTGGTGGCCGGTGGCCGTCCTGGGGAGTTATTGCCTTCGTCGCTCGGCTGATCACCACTGGGATTGTCGCCACCACCATTGTCGTCACCACCATTGTCGTCACCTGGATAGTCGGGCAGCGTTGTATCCCGACGATAGCCTAGTTTAACCTTCTGAAGCTGGATAGCCAATTCATTCTGCTTCTCCATGGTCGAAAACGGACGGTTGTACGGATTGGACTTCTCTAGCACGCCTGGATTTTCCTCTCTTATCTTCTGCTCAGACTTGATCCGCTCAAGTTCAATCATGTAATTAACGCCGAATACTTCCGTGGCCTTCTCGGACGAGATGATACCACGATCGAGTAGTTGGATTATCAACTGCTTTTCTGCTGCTTCGTCTCGCAATGACATGATGCCAAAGCTGATCGCCGGAATCTTCTTGAAACTCATAGCGTCAGCGACGAGACGCAGTTCGCTTTCCATCCAACGAATAGCGCGACTACGAACATATTCAAGTCGTTCTACAAGAGTCTTCAGTTGGACAAAGGCCGACTGTGCATTACGTGTTCCAAGGTCTTGCCCACCCACTAATGAGTCGGGTATACCCAAGCCACGAACAATGTCAGCATTGACACCAGCGTATTTTTCTGCACCCAGAATCTTATCTGTCGGAGGATATTCTACGTGAAGATCGATCATATCATCCCACACAAGGTCCATGACCCCGCCGCCAGTATTGTGCTGTAGAATATCTATCAACTTGTCTACAGCCGCTGCTGTTGGAAGGATTTGTTGATCGGATTTACCAAGTTTCCACAGGCGAATTACATTGATCACACCATCCAATGCTGCCATGTCTGCCAGGCGCATCTTCTCTTTGAACATTACATCTTCAAGAACGCCATATAAGAATGGAGTGCCCCAATCCTCCCAGTCGTCCTTCTTGTAATAGTCAACGTAGATTTTGTCCATATCAAGTGCGATCAAGGTACCACTCTTCTTAGCTGCCTTGACTATTTCTGGTGGAAGCTTGGCAACGAAAGCCTTCTCGGCATCTGTCTTCGGCCTCTTGATAGCATTGGCTAGATTGTGAGGAATCCTCATTCCCAATGCATCAGAACCGAAAAAGCGACCGACTTCGCCACCGATCTTTTCGATCACGACAGGAGACAGAAATGTATATCGCCAAGGGATTTCACGTCGATTAGTTGTCTTTTTGGTTGTCTTGATCTTCTCTGGAGGATCGGCTACCTTCGTTTCATCTAATGTATTGAGACCCGTCACATCCCCCTTTGTCATTTCCTTTACAGCGGGCTTGGTAATAAAGGCATTCTTGCGGCGAACGATTACATTGGCGTCTCGCATAAGAAGCTTCATGAAATCATGCGCTCGTCCCTGAAGGTTAACACGTCTGGCCCATTCACGGAAGAACCTCTCCTGGGTCTTTGTGGCGTGTTGTAGTTCAAGCCCCTCTGCTGCAAAATCGGTCATCAAGTCGATGATATTCCGAATCATCCCAACTCTGCGGTAGATTGCTTGGCAAGCGGCAAGGATTTTGACATGTTCCACGGGCAGCTTATCATTCGGACGGTGGGTATCATAATCATGGCGATTTTGTCCCGTGCGGAGATTGACATCCGCCGCGAGGGTGCGGTGCGGAAGTCCGTGGGTCATATGACATATGTCTGGGAGTACATGTTCAGTTACACTTCTTACACCCTTGGTATATAAACGCCTATTGACCGGAGCCTTCGGCCCGTGAGTACCGGGTTTACTTTTTGCCATTTCTGCCCCCTTACGGAATCAATCGCATTGCTGTGCGAACGTGATCCAATTGATTATACACAATCAGTCCTAGATTTGCTTACCCTTTTTGATGGCCTTAAAAACACCACCCTGACGGGTATCCTGAGCATTTCTCATCCGGCCCACACCAGGCCCACGATACATAGCCTCATTTTTGGGCGCTTTTTCGCGTTTCTCAATATTCCCCGGCACATTCTCGTAGTCAATATCCTCACCTGTCGCAATATCTGTATCATAGATGTACTTGTGGGACAGCAGAAGAGCCGTGTAGCGGTCTTTCCGCAGCCGTCCCTTGCGGATACGCCCCTCTACAGCCCCCGGCTGAACCACCTTGGGAGTATCAAATCTCTCTTTACCTGTTGCAGTTTCGCTCATTTGGATGGTACAAAGCTCATTCTTTAATTCTTCTAGATTGAATACATTCTCTTCGTAGGTATCGAAAATGATGCCAACAGCCTTCTCGGCCTCAATGGCAGCGTACATCTTCACGCTATCGAAAGCGGGAAACAACAGAGTGCGAGTCTCAAGACTCTTATGCAGGACTACGTTGGCACTTTGATTATACTCGGTACTTTGCTTGACTAGATGGAGGATATGGCGTCCGTCTGTCTCACCATCAGTATCCTTTGGCTCGTTGAAGTCGATAATCTCATAGATAGGGAAATCGCCCTCGGCCATGTTCATCAGTTTCTTATTGCGAAGCATCTCGGCAACTGCATAGCCACCACCCTGGCTGTCCATCTCAATTCGCACGGGATTGAACAGTCTGACAACCGCACGAATCCTCGCACAACAATAGGCATAGTAATCGTCGTCGGTAACAAGACCACGCTTTTTCCTCTTAATGAATTCCTTTTTATTTACCGCCCAGCAATACACCACACGGTAGTGATTGGGCCACACTTCGGTCACCGTTATAGCAAAGTTGTCTCGTTCGGCGGCAGGGTCTATACCAATGACATATTTACGTTTGGACTGAGCCCTCATCAATGGTGTGAACGTAACAGGTCCATCCGGTGTTTCGATGGGCTTATTCGGACCAACAGTACATCCTTCGATCAAACTACGTGGATAAAAGCCGTCGCTGTCTTTAACGAAACAATTATGGTGTATACAACCACCACCCATATAACTGTGATCTTCTTCTACTTCAAGATTATAAACGTAGCCACTATAGTCATATTCTTCATAATCACTTATATTTAACAAAAAATCTTTTGATACATCAGTTGGTAAAGTGCCATTCAAGATTAATTCAAAAACATTCTTATATTCGCCCTTAATAACTAATACCCACGATTCGCCACCATCAAAGAAATGATCCACTTTTGCAAAATATGTCCTCTTAGCTGGTCTACGGCGGAGATAAGAGTAGCATCCCAGTGATAGAAGAATTCGTTTAAAATCCGAAACCAAAGACAAGGATATGGAAGCGGCATGATAATTTCTGCTGTGACATGACCCATCAGCAATCCAATACCCAGACACAAGGCCGCACGCCCCACTATTGGTTAGGTTGTTTAAACAATATATTCTTTTGTGCTTAGCATATCTTCCAATTAAGCAATTTACGAATTGACATACTATTTTACTATTAACATGTACACGTGTTACGTTTTCATCTTTTCGATTCGATACTGTACAATTTATATCAAAAACATCCTTGACAGCTTGGACGAATTTATCTACATATTTTTGTTGTTTCCGGTTAAACGTTATATTAAGTTGGGCAAATTTTTTGTTTATATCACCATCACCAGCATACACACCAAGTATTAATCCTAATTTATAATCAAACGGAATATATCTGGGTATATTATTTTTTGTTCTTTTGGTAGTTACCCCACTATCGTTCTTACAACTACTCCATCTAGGATAAATAAATTCATTATCGCCATCTGTCGCTATAGAAAAATTATCACAATAATCACGTAAATCAAAAATAAAATTATCTTTTAATGATTGACCGACTAGTTTTATTTGATGTCTTGGATGTAGATCATTTACATCAACAAAATCATAATTCGTATAAATTGGATGATCTAATGTAACGCTGACGGGATGATTAAGTCCACATCTAAATTTAGCAATTTTCCCATCATATTTTCTATACTTCCTATTGATTACTTTTCTCCACCTACCACGGTGTGTATAAACCCGATCGCCAACCTCAACATCCTCTATTTTTTTCACACCATTATCAGTGTCAACCAAAGAGCCTGGTAATTGACATGCACCATACTCCATGAGATAGATGTTGCGTGGCAGGGTTGCTTTCGCGTGAGCCAACTGTCGTTGATCCAATAAACCCTCTGGCAGATGTGTGTGAGGAATTCTGATGATCGCATAGTCTCTATAGTCGAATCCCTCTGGGACCAAATTCTCTCCACCAAAAATCTGAGATACCTGATCTGAATCACCCTTGCTTCTGATGATCTTTCTCCACATCTCATACTTCTTTGCAAAATGGTTAAAGGCATAATATGCGGTACCAGAATAAACGATTTGGTTGCCATGCATCTTACCATCATCTGTGGTGATCTTTTTCTTGATATCTGCTGGCAGATCAAATTTGGCCAACTGTTTTTCAAAAGCAGCCCTCTTGGCCTCTTCGACAGGAGTCTTGGCGGTAGCCGCAAAACCACGGACAACTATATCAAAAACATCTTCAGGCACACTAGCAAATTCGTCCGCTATAATAACGTTTCCACGAAAACCACGTATTTTCGTGCCGTCGCCAGTTGGAAGTGCGTAAATAATGCTTTCACCAATCTTAAAATAACACAAGTCCACATTTTGTCTTGGTCCGGCATTTTTCCCTCCACCAACGATATTGCGAAGAACGGGGGCGTTGCCCCAGATGGTATCTATGTAGTTGAACACCAAGCGGGCTTGTCTCAAGCCAGCACCGACGATCACAACCTTAGTTCCAAGGTCTAGTAGGGCTCTTAGTACAGCATAAACCGCCAGCATGAAACTGTTGTGAGAAATCAATCCATTGGAGATAAGAGAATGATCATCCGGTATGTAGACATCGAATGTTTGACAACAGGAACTCTCAACACTCTCAACACAATCGTAATAATAGTGTTTATCGTGAATTTTCTTAAGAAATCGCCAATCTTCATCATCACATAGGCATTGTGTAGCATCAAGAAATTTTTCTAATTTATTGTAGGATGGGACATATTGCAAAATTCTACATGATGATGAAACAAATGTATTTTTATTGCCGTCACCACATCTGTTCGGCCCACCAGTATCTCGCACAAACTTTTCTCGCAACCTGACCATTACTGATTGAATATTAGGAATCAAATCATTATTTGGGTTAATAAATTTTATTATACGACTTTGCAGTCTACTATATTTCCGGCTATGAACAAATCCAATATATTTTGCATATAAAGCAACATTATATTCGCCATCTATTACTAACTGGTATGATTTTACTTCTGTCCCATTCTGAGACTTTGTGTATCTTTCTCTGCATGTACAAACTATCCCAAAACCTAACAGAATTTGCTGAACCTGCCTAGCTAATATTTCAGAACATGAAGTATAGGATATTCTAGGTCTGTCTTTATGTATACAGCCATCTGCATCAAAAAGCCCCCTTATAAAAGCGGCAACAACCTTTCTGGGACTTTTTCGGATTAACGACGGTATTTCTTTCGTATATGAGGTTTTACCACCAACCTGATAGAGATCATTCAATTTATCCCAGATTCCAACAGAATAAATATTGTATTGATCAGGAGCAGCGATAGGTCTCGGTATATAATTTAATTCTTTCTTGGTAATTCTAAAAAATTCTTTAACAATAGACTTATTCTTTGCTGCCAATTGTAAATGAGATCGCTGTGTGAACATTCCATCCCCAGTCATAACCCCAAGCCACCAACCCAAATCCTCAGACGTGGTTGGATCGTTCCCAAAATCATATTGATCCCTACAGATGGGAATATAATCTCCTGGACTAATTTCTTCAGCATTTCGCCATATTATCTTACCTTCCTCATTAACACATCTGATAGGATGATTATCAGTGACTTCTATTTCCATCCCAGACCGCAATTTAATAACTTTCGTCTTAGAGTGTCCATTATTCCATCCGTAGGATGGTTTGTTTAACCCATTTTCACCCTGCATTTCACAATCAACACTAATCCGCTCCATTTCTGGAGATTGTGGATCAACAATTTCATCCATTCGTATCAAACCATTTGACGTTCTACAAAGTGTGTCCCCACGGACACATTTACTGCCACCACGGCACGCAATCAACATCGGGAATGGAGTATTCCACATCATTTGTAGGATAGCGATTTGAATGGGAAATAGATCGAGACCTAGAACAACCTTTGCGGTCCAGCCTATGTAGTTGATATCAAGCATCAGGCTGGCAACTACTTGGTCGAGCGGGTCTTTA